TGCAAACGAACTGGAGAAGTAATGGACCCTTTCACTCACACATTGATTGCTACAGGCCTTTGTGCTGTTTTCTTTTACAGTGGATATGCGTATGCTTGGCTTAAGCTGAGAAAAATAGTTGTACGTGAGATTGAAGCTCTGGCCAGCGAAGGCCGGATCATATTTGAGGATGATAATGAAGATACTGCAAGAGACGACCGACTGGGGTGAGTACGAGGTTGGTAATCACATCTATCATGTTAACGATCACGGTTGGCTGGTAGCATTCGATAACGGTAGCGGTTTAGTTACTTTCAAACATCCAAAGAAAATGTTTAGCAGAGCTCGTAGGAAGTTCAAGACGCTGAGCTTTGTGCCTGACGAACTAGAGCCAGGTGCTAAGCGTATTGTTGGATCAAAGGGTGCTGTTTACATTATCAAAGACGGAACGTGTACCTGTAGTGGTTTCAAATTCAGAGGACGGTGTAAGCATGTCGACGCAGCTTGAAGAACTGACACCTGAAGAGATAACTCGTATCAAACTGGTCTCTACTATCAACTGGAAGGTTGTGGAAAGGTGGAGAGAGAAGTTCAACTATACTAACAATGAAGAGATGGTTTGGGACTGGTTGTTTAATCAAGACGAAATCTTTTCTCGTGGTCTTAAAAAGAAGCCGTATCCTTTCCATCGTCATGTTCGTCTTAACTTAGACAAGATGGCTTTTACTGGTGTAACAGATGTACAGTCTGTCATCGATCAGGGTCTCAAGCTGACTAGTGCTCAGATGAAGCAGCTCAAAGAAGCTATGCTTGACGAAGAGGAAACAGGAGATGACGATGACTGAGATAATGACCAGCCAAAAGTTCTCGTTGTTAATCGAACAAATAGTTCTTGACAAAAAGTGTAATTACATGGATGCTATACTCCTCTATTGTGAAAAGAACGAAATGGAAATCGAGAGTGCAGCTAAGCTGGTCAACATCAAGATCAAGCAGCAGCTCGAGATTGAGTACGGTGAGTTAAACTTTTTACCAAAGGCGGCGGCGTTACCTATATGATTCTTACTAGAATGTACAGTGATGATGGAATGCGAGAGGCTCATGTAGTACGTCATACCACTGGCTTGTGGGTCGATATGTTTGAGCGTAACGATCAAGAGAAGCTCGTACAGGTTCACAAGGTAGATGTCACAGAGCATAGTGAATGCTATGCCGAGGATGCTGCTGAGAACTGGGTAACGTACGTCATAAGGAAGTAATGGACATCTATGAAGGTTTCGCTGCGTACCAGACATACGTAGCAGTTCGTAATCACTTTAAGCAGGACAGCTATGACTTCTTCAGATATAATGGTAAGACTCGGGTTGGACAAGAATCTTTTCTTAAGCGTAACGACAAATATTTCTTCGCCAAACTACAACGTAAACTCAGCTCAAGTGAGCTGGTGGGTTTCTTTGTTGCCAACTTCATCGCAGACGACTCAAACTGGTCAGGGTCGTTAGTAACCGAGAACAGTATGTCAGTCTACAAGCAGTGGTTATCAAAGATACAATCACTATCTTATATCTTTGAGCAGGATTGTAGATTATTGAAAGATACTGTTGACATTGAAGCAAAGAGCTTTGATAATCTCTTTATTACTGATGGTAACCATCCGCTCTTGTTAAAGATGTACCTTGGCAAGAGGATCCATTTGGAGACCATGGTGATAATCGATCAGATCTTACACTACAGTAAGAGATGGTCAAAGGATCTAGATGACGACATTATATGGTCTAATGTAAAGCGTCAGATAGATAAATATAGTAGCTTCGTACAAGTCGATAAAGGTAAGTACAAAGCTATTATGCATAAACTGTTTATATGATGCAATCTGTGGATAAAACGACATACACCGCTATACAAGGAAAAAGATATGGCTACTTCATTCTCTGAGCTTAAGCGCTCACGCTCATCCTCCCTCAAGACTCTGATCGACGAAACTAATAAGCTGTCATCGGGCAATCCGAACGCACAGCAAGAAGATCGTTTCTGGAAACCTAATGTAGACAAAGCTGGTAATGGCTATGCAGTCATTCGGTTCTTGCCTGCTGCACAGGGAGACGACTTACCTTGGGTACAAACCTGGAACCATGGCTTTCAAGGTCCTGGTGGCTGGTACATCGAGGAGTCACTTACCACTATTGGTAAAAAGGATCCTGTCTCTGAGTACAACTCTATGTTGTGGAACAGTGGGATCGAAGCAAACAAAGATCAAGCTCGTAAGCAGAAGCGACGTCTTAACTACATCTCTAACATTCAAGTGATCAACGATCCTTCTAATCCTGATAACAACGGAAAGGTGTTCCTATACAAGTTCGGTAAGCGTATCTGGGACAAGATCAATGATCTGATGAATCCTCAGTTCGAAGACGAGCAACCAGTAAACCCATTTGACTTCTGGGAAGGTGCTAACTTCAAGCTGAAGATCCGAAAGGTGGAAGGATACCGTAACTACGACAAGAGTGAATTCGACTCACCAGAGCCTCTTGCTGATGACGATGCGTTAGAGACCATCTGGAAGCAGCAAACACCGCTTGCTGAATTCACGGATCCGTCTAACTTCAAGTCCTATGAGGAGCTTCAAGCTAAGCTGAACCGTGTACTTGGTATCGATGCGGACACTAACAACAGAAGTGCTACTGTAGAAGAAGCCGAACCAGCTCCTGCCCCTGCTAAGGCAGCAGCTGCACCGGAACCTGCTACAGCAGATGCTGATGATGTACCATGGTCCACAGACGAAGATGATGACGATGGAATGTCGTTCTTTGAGAAGTTAGCTCAGGACGACTAAAAGATTCATGCGAGTGATACCGGATCTCGCCATGAAGGGTGACTGCTAGCACCTAAGCAACTCTAGCAGGGGAAGGGGGCACCTAGGAAGGCCCCCTTTTTTTATACCTAACATATGGAGGACATTTGTCTAGGATGTGGGTATAGAATGTATATCGTTCTTCGGACTCTGGGTTGTGGTACTCTCTGTACACACACGCCCTAGCAGATACTACAGTGCGACCATTAGGTCCACCCCAGATAGCAGTACCGCCGTCTAGTACTAGGTAAAGCCAGATGACTGTAGTGTTAATAACACACCTATGCCATCATATGATCTTTGAGTCTTTGTGCTGACAGATCATTGGACCTTGCACTCATACTTCCGTAGTTGTGAACATTAGGACTAGAAACATTGTTCTGAATGCTAGTAGTTGAACCACCCATAGCTACCACTGGTGGTTTATCTTTAGCTGCAGCTACTTCTTGCGATGCTTGTCCTACAGGTAAGCTAGTTAAGTTCTTTACACCATCAACTATGGAACCTAAACTAGAACCCATAAGTCCAGCTGTAGACAGTGCATTTAAGTCATTAGATTCAGTAGGAACAACCCTTTCAATGGCTTCCTGCATTGCAGATGAGGCTTGATTAATGTTAGTGACATTAGTTAGATCACTGAGAGGTTCTACTCTAGGTTCTTCACTCGATACTGACTCAATTACAGGATTGGCACTTACATCATACGTTTGATTATTATCACTTGCTAACGTAGCCATCTCATTTGCAAATCTTACAGTTTCTTCTTGCTCGGGTGTCAGCGGTACTGGCTGTCCATTACGCTCTACTACAACACCTCCCACTACCTTTTCACTAGTATTACTTGCAACGAGGGTAGGTCTAGCAGAAGGTAGAGTTTCACTTCTAGTATCCCTAGGTGGAACCGTTACCTCTTGCAGTTGATCAGCAGGTGTATCTGGTGTAGGAGGAAGTTCAGCAGGTGTATCTGGCGTAGGAGGAAGTCCAGCAGCGGTTCTTCTTTCTGCTGCTGATACTTGTGCTTCCTGTAAGTCTTCCGCTCTTGCATTTCTTTGACTGGTAGCTAAGTTAAGTTCTGTCTCAGCTCGAGCTCTTTCACGACTGCCTTCAGGTGCAGCATCTACTGCTGCTTGTGCTTCCTGTACTCTGGTGTCTGCTTCTGCTAGATCCTCTTCTGCACTTCTAACCTCTCGCGCTGCAATCCTTGCTTCTGCTTCTGGATCCATATCAACTATACCAATAGCTCTCGCTGCTCGATACAAAGCATCTTTAGTTTTGCTAAAGAATTCAACAATGATACTAATTCCTTCATCAAAAATTTCTCTAAACTTTTGATCAATATCAAATGAGTCGAGGTACTCTTCTATGGCTGTGAACCCAAGAGCACCTGCTACCCAACTAACAATGTCCTTTCCTAGTTCAAGTAAACTGGTTATGAATACACTAACAAGTTCCTTTACAACATTTTTAAGAGTAATAAGAATCTTTTCTAATAAAGATGAGTCTTCTTGAAATTCTTCGAAAGAGTTAATGATACCTGTGACAGTAGCAATTATAACTCCGATGGGATATGCGATTCTTGCAAACAGTTTAAAAATGACACCAAGTTTAGATCCAAATGCCTTTATACCTTCTACAAACTTACCTCCTCCAGATGGAAACAACTTAGCAAGCTCTCCGAGTGGAGCAAAGAAGTTTTTGATAGGCTGTATAGCCTTTTGAAATTTTGCACCTAGGTCGGCTAAGGTTTTGGAAAAGGTTCCAAATTGTTTAATAGCAAACGTCGACTGTCTTCCCTGAAAAACATCACTCAGCGCTCGTACAAAGAATTTAAATTTTCTAAAGAAGTCAGTGAATGGTGCAGTGAATGCTTTAGGTGTGATCATTTTGGTTACTGCTGCAAGACCTTTAGCCAATGCTGCTGTCAGTCCAGCAAAGTAACCTGTAACAGCAGCACCAAGTGCAGCTGCTAGACCAGCAATGCCCAACCCACCAAGCAATCCACCATCTTGTGTTAGTGTCTCAGCAACACTAGATGTCTTAGCAGGAGTTGTAAAGCCCTTTGCTTTAGATTCCTTTAACCTTTCAGCATCAGCTCGCTGAGCAGCTTTGAGATCTGCTTGGCTCTTTAGGAACCGGTCGCGCTCATCTGCCATATACTGATAGAAGCCATCTCTGAGATCAGATAGACTATCGTATATCATCTCTAACCAACCAATTTGAGTCATTTGATTAACAGCATCTATATTAAGAGATATCTCTCTGTTTTGAAAATTCTCTTCTTTGACTGTGTCGATTAGTTCTTGAATGTTACTCATTGCTTGTTCTCTAACCTTTGTTTTTCTTCTTCTAGGTAAGCTATCAGGTACGCAACATATATCTGTCTCTCAAACGGTATCATGTTCTCTAGATCGTTCAGACTATACTTATGGTGCTGCATCAATGAAAAGTTGACATTATAATGATTAGCAAGCGAATCATAGCCGAACGCTATGTAAAAAAACTGTTGAGGCCCTCCACAGTAACACTATCCTCTTCACCACACTTAGGACACTTCCAACTAATCGTATGACTGAGCTTTGGAATGTCCGTAAAGAACTTCTGTATCTTACTAAACTGCTGTTGGTTTAGTCCTTCGATAAACTGCTTGATCTCATCGCTGGTAAAAGAATCGTATACATTTTCGTGATCGTAGATACAAACAACACAATCACTGATAAGTTTGAGCACACTATCAAAATCTAACTCACCTTCTGACAATGATGAGTGTTGGATGCCAGGATGTCTCATTTGGATACCAACTTCGTCAGTTATTTTGATCTTATCTGTATAGTCATCAGGAAACTTAATCTGGATATCGTCTATGTCAATTGATACTTCTGTAGCATGCTTGCACTCACTGTTGACATCAGAGTGTCGTAATCGTAAGTCTATTTGTTCTCCTACTGACTTACCTCTTAACTTTAAGAACAGATACTCTACATCGTACATTGCAAGTTTAGATGTATCGAAATTGTCAGAGAGAACACACGCTCCAATAATGTTTTGTACTGCATTGGTCATCTCTCTAGTGTCACCACCCTGAAGTGCCATAAACAATATTTTCTCTTCCTTTACCAAGAAAGGACGAAACTTAATCCTTTGATTGGATGATGGGATAGTGGTTTCAAATTCAGGTGTGTTTAATAAAGGTAGTGCCATAACTAACTCCTAATTTATTCAGTAAAGTATCGATATTGTAATGATACTGTAAATGTTAAAAGTTCACTTGATTGAAAACTGTAACTTAGTTCTCCAACGTTTTTTGGATAAACTTCTCTTAGTTTAATTTCGTGGGTTTTTTTGCCCTTCTCGTTATACTGCTTGATGGTTACATCCTTAATGTAATCCTTATAGTATCCAGCGTTGAAGTCTCTTTCGAATGCAAATCCTCTTCCTGTTCTATGTGGTCCTACTACTTTATCTTGCCACTCAGTAAAGAATTTGCGCTCTGTGTGATCTGGGCTAGCATAAACCTGAGCACTGATCGGAGAGAATTGAGCTCCGTAGCCAACCTCTTGAGCT